AAGATATTAAATAAGGCATCTATCAGGGCCATATAGGCGGTCAAAATGTCGGGTGCATAAAATATGCGTTGATTGATACAAAATGCGAATATGAAGCGAATACAACGTTAAGGACATATAAAAAACGCACACGTAAAACGTGTGCGTATTCCTACATATAAAAATTATGATTATCACATGAGAATAGGTATGTTAAGTGTGTACTCTGCCAGGATTCATTTGTATTAACTTCAAAGTATAATGCTCCTTGATTATTTAATACTTCTAATAAATCAATAGCCTTTTCACTGTTATCTGTTGGGACCAGTGATTTATACACATTAACAGTAGAAAATTGTCCTGGTTGATTAATTACATCATGTATAGTATCAGGAAAGCGTTCATCATTGACACGATTAAGGACCACCTGCATTACAAATGCCATGCCCCCTATTCCTTGCACTTCCGCTTCTGCCAATGCTATTTGTTGTAGTTCGAGGATTTCCTGATCTGAAAATGTAGTACGAGGATTTCCGATACAGTTGTAGTTCGAGGATTTTGCTTCACACAAATGCTCCTCTTTTTCTACAATATCATATTTTATATTTTCCTCAACATTTTCTTGTTCTACTTCTGGCATTTTAATCCATTCAATTTTTACTTCTTTTACTTCACTAACTGTTTTAATTGTTATTATAACTTCTCTAACAGTAATAGAAATAACAAATATTAACAGTAATGTAAGAAGTGTAAATATTGAAATCCATACCCAATCTTCTTTATGGGGTGAATAACTATCTCTCTTTTTCATTTTAAACCATTCCTTTCAGCGTAATTCTCTACCTCGTAAAGATACATAAGAGCTTGTAACATATCTTCATTTTTAATGTATATAACTTTATCATTTGTTTCTGATCTATGAGTAAACCTTTTTTTACAAATAGGAAACCCATTTACAGTTTGCTTCATTCCTGTTGTTACCTTGTCAAGTGTTAAAATTGCAACACCAAATAAAAATATAGATAAACATAAATAAGTATCTTCATAATAAGTATAAACAAAAGTTATAGGAACAACAATTAAAAATAATTTCCATACAAGTTCAATTCTTTTCACAATGGAAAGTATGCATCCTTTTAATGTTTTCAACAAAACTTCAAAGAATAACTTAATATTCTTCATCATCAACTACCTCCTTTACAAAATCGAATAAACCATCAATCTGACCTAATATATTTTTCTTATAAGCATTTAACTTACACTCATCACATTTAGGTTTATCAACAGAATAAAGAATTGTATGTAAGTTTTTACATTTTTTACAATAACTTTCCCTTACTTCATTTTCATCAATCACTACAAACAAGGAAATCCTAAATCCAGATTCTTGTTTTTTATTTTCAACTTTTTCAATTTTAACTGTTATATATTTTGCCAAATCTGGTTTACTAAACACATTTTGTGCTAACCATTTACAAGCTTTTAGATATGCTTTTTTTGAAACATGATCTGTAAATGTTTTTGTTAATAAGCTTTCGCCATATATGCTCATTATCCCTCACACCTTTCTTCTACTTATTATTAATTATTTGTTTACGAGCAAGTTTATCAGCAAGTTCATTAAAGTGATCCCCATTATGTTACTTTTATAAAAGAAACTCTAATACCAAGGAAATCTAATACATCTAAATTGTAAAGTAACTTTAACCATAACTCTTTATTTTTAACATCATTTCCATCTTTTGTTTTAAAATCATTTACAACCCAAGTTTTAAACCATTTCTGATTAAAAGCATTTACAACATAAGCACTATCGGATATAACTTCTACCTGATCTATTTTTGTAAAATCACAATCTTTAACAGTTTCAAGAATAAGATCATCAGAGAATTTTTCTAACGAGGAAATAACAGCTAGTAACTCCATTTGGTTATTTGTTGTATTCCCCATAAATCCTGATATCTTTTTACTTAATCCTGGATAATTAATTATCCCGCCCCATCCTCCTGGCCCAGGATTACCAGAACAGGCACCATCTGTATATATCTTTACTTTCATAAGCAACTCCTTATTTATTATTACTACCAAGTCTTTCTTCCATTTTCTTTTTAAATTCTTTCCAGTCAACAGGTTTTACCTTTTCCTTACTTACACAATAAAAGAAATAAATTGAGATCTTTGCAAACAATTCATACAATTCTGTTGCATAAATAAATTCAAGGATTCCAGTTTCATCCTTTTTCTTAATTGTAGCACAATACAAATTTCTTTCCCCAGGAACAAATGTAGGGCATATATAATTAATCATAAGATTATATTTTCTTTCATATTTACCCACAAGTAATTCCAATGTCAATAAAGGAATATCTTCATTTAAAGGTTTATCCTCAAAAGGTTTAATTCTTCTTAATGCTTTTTGAATTAATTTCTTATTTTCTTCAACAGTATAATCTAATCCTAAAAGTTCGTTAGTTGTCATATACACCTCACAAATTAAAAAAAAGGAGTTCAACACAAATCAGCTATAATGCCGATCAATGCTAACTCCTTTTTCAAAGCTCAATATCTGTTATTTACTCAACCGGCGGATTCATAAATTCAAAGTCATACTTCAAATTAAATGTCCCAGTCATCATCGTCTTCAGCTTTTGCGGCCTTCTTAGCAGGTTTCTCTTCCTTTGCTTTCTTAGCAGGTCTTCCGGGCTTCTTCTTTGGAGCTTCCTCTTCTTCTTCGCCCCAATCATCATCCTCTTCTTCATCCTGATCTTCTGCATCTTCATCAGCAGCCTTTAACAGATCAATGTAAACCTTAGTCTTCTGCTTAGGCTGGCAGGTAATACCACGCTTCTTACAAAGCTTAAACAATTCAACAGCGTTCATACCGGAATAATCAACTTCTTCTGCTTCCTCTTCCTGATCCTCAGATTCCTCTTCATCCTCATCATCCTCAGCTTCTGCCTTAGCCTTAGCAGCATTACGTGCCTCACGTCTTGCCTTAGCCTTTGCCTTCTTATCATCATCAGATGCAGCTTTACGGCCTCTCTTCTGGGTTGCTTCCTCTTCGGAATCTTCATCAGAATCAGTATCTTCTACTTCGTCTTCCATGCCATCCTTAGCATTTGCTTCCAGCTTACGAACAGTAACGTGTTCCGGTAATGCCTTAATTAATTCCAGTGCACCTTCATTTGTTCCCATCTTTGCAATTGCAACAGTCATACGAGGGAATCTCTTTCCAAGGTCTGCAATTGCAGCCTGATCTCCTGCCAGAATAGCTTCAACAGCTTCTGCAACAGTCCAATTCTTTGCCATTTCTTTTTCCTCCATTTTTGAATTTTAGTTGGCTGATTAAAAAGTTATTTATAGTTCTCAGACCATTTTACCTTTATAATAAAACAACATTGTTGTTTATTACCTTTTGCCATCCAGGACATATCCTTCGCAATGTTGCGGCAATCACCGAATCAAACTTTGCTTCATATGCCCCGAACAGCTTTTTGTTAAGGTATTGCGGGAGTAATCAACCACGGCGGTTTGGTTGATTACATTGTCATTTTAACACTTCGATCAAAATGTGTCAATAGCAAATTTAAAAATTTTTCAAAATTATTTTTTATTGATAATTTCAATAGCATCATTCAATGCATCCCGAAGATTATACAATCCGTCTTCATCCTCAACATGAATCGCATTTTTCAAAAACAAATTTGTTTTCTTTGTACCCTCATTAACAACAATTCTTTGAGCAAGTGTATATCCGCCACGAGAACAGGCAGAAATCACAAGTGAACGCTGATCCTGAATCTGTGCGGAAGATAACTCCTGGTATTCAACTTTAACCATTACTCTTCCTCCTCATCCCCCGACTCAACTTCAACATTCGATTCCATACGAATTGTAAACTTGTCAGAAGTTATTAAAGAATTCATGTTGTCAAGCTCAACATAATCATTAATCGAGTTGAACTTTAAAACACTTTCCCCATCCCCATCAAATGAAATGCTTTTAATTCTAAACATTCCAATAACAAATGGCTTCTGATCAGGAAGTTTTGCCGTTATCTTAACATCATTGTTTAACATCTGTAATGCTTTCATTGATTCAGTTGCCTGATCGTACATTGCATTAAAACTTAAATCAACACTTCCGTTAGATTTAATACTATGCCCTTTATAATTGACAACTTCTTTTACTATTACTTTCATTTTTCTTTTTCTCCTTTAAAATTTTTGCACAGGCTTTACCACCCTTTTTAACGCCAAGAAATTTATTTCTATTGGCAATTGTTAAATACTTAAGCCAAAGGTTATAATTTAACTCTTTTAATCTAGTTTTGAAATGAAAATGTAACGTCGATTTAGGAACGTTAACTATATCCGCATATTTTCTAATGTCAAACAGGCCATCCTCGTTTCTTTTTAAGAAATCCTCAACATACTCCAAAACCTGTTCATCACTTAATCCCTTTACACCTTTCATACACTTACCTCTACAACACATCTTCTACATACAAAATATTTTCAACAGGTACTGATAAAGCTTTTGTCTTTTCTTCATCAAGCCAAAATGTATAAAAATTATCGTTAACCTGCCAGCGAAAGTTTTTAACTTCTTTAACCATTTTATTTTTAAAATAAATACAAGTTATTACACTCATGTTGCACTCCTTGTTTTGTCATATTTTTTATTTTTTTCTTCATGGAATCGTTCCCTTGCGTTTGATGATGATTTAATAGCCTTTCCAACGTTCCTAGGAGCCTCATATAGCGTTGTTTCATCAACGTTGAATAAATTATCCCGTTTTGTAATAACAGCGCCATTTAAGGCTTCTGCAACGTTAAACACATCCTCTGGTTTAATCATCAACCAAACCTCATTTGTATTTAAGAATTGAATTGCAAACAAAGGAATTTTATTAGCAACAGATGCATTGTATTCAAGTATTCTTATGTCTTTTTGATTTACCTTAATACTTTGTGCATCAGTGCTTTTTAATTGACAGATTAATTGATCGCTCTGCCCATCCTCCTTCTCAATCCAGCCACTCCCAGAATTTTTTGTAGCTTTCATACCAAGTGATTCCATTACCTCTGCTTCGTTCTTACGATAAAATTTTGTTGATCTTTTATTCATAAAAATTTAGGCCTTTCAAAAATTATACCTGCAATTACTTCTTTTGGTATAATTGCATCACTTGGAATATAAGCATCTTCAACAAATGTTGGGTTTGAATATTTCTTTCCAACCTCATCCCCTTTAACAATATTTTTAATTGTATTCCTAAGTCTACGATTTATTGCTTTTTCCTTTTGCAATTCATCATACAACTTTTTCTTTTCTTTTTCAAGATCAAGAATTTCGTCTTCCTTTTCAGAATTCAATCTACTCAATTCTTTAACCTGATGTGAAAGTTCCTCATTATTTTTTATAGCACTTGAATAGTTATCATTTAAAATTCTATTTCTTAATTTTAAATTTTGAATAATAAATTCAGGTTTAAATTCACCCTCTTCATCCTTACAATCACTGCTTTTTTCAGAATCAATCTTTTTCCTTAACCCATCAATTATTTTCTTCTGCTCACACATAATTCTATGCATTTCTTCGATAACCTTGATTTTATCTTTTGCAACATCAAGGTTTACTTTCAATTTATCCCCAATAAATGCAATAGAGCTTTTAAAGCCATTAATAAATTCTGAAATATCAACTTTATTTCCTTCAACAAAAATAATCATTTTAAATCATCCTCCTCGACAATAATACCATTTACTGATAACAACCATTGATAGTGTTCAATTTGTTTTTCAAGTTTCACTCTTTCTTCATGCTCTTTTAAATATTTGTTATTTGTATCTAACAAATTATTTTGGAGAATAGCAACCATTTTCTTATTTTCTAAAGATTCCCTTTTAATTTGTTCGATCTTAGCAATGACTTCTTCAAAAGTCATTCTAGTTTCATCATTAACTGCCATTGCTAATCCTCCTCATAATCCTTTTTATTTTTTGACACTGACCAAGGCTCTCCTTTTGGAATAGTACCTTGTTTTGACCTACGGATTCTTTCTTGATCTTCTTTTGTTTTTACCTTTGCATCCCACATTGTAGAAGCTTTTAATGTTTTTGTAAAAAGTTCATCAATGCATTTTTTACAAACAGGTAATATTTTTTGTTTATGTTCATAACCAATAGAAAGATCATACATTACAGGAGTATTAATCCATGTTGTATTACAGTTAAAGCAATGGGAATCTTTATTGTTGTTTACACGCATTCTAATAGCCATTTATTTTGATCCTCCACTTTTGTAGTTTCTTAACACTACATCAATAATTTTCTTTAAATAAGATTTATCATTTTTACTAAGACGATCATAAAAGTAATAACCTGTTTCCCCAGTAAAATCATAAAAATATTTATAATACTGAGTTCCTTTATAATCATCACCCATTTTTTCTGACAACTGAATAAGTTGTTTACACATACTATCAAATTGAAAATCTTCAATTACAGTTTCCGACATTTCATAATACATAATAGAATGTACAAGAATTTGCCTTTGTAAATAACTAGCTTTCCAATTATCTGACCAATAACAACATGGGGATTTACTAAAATCAATCATCATTCTTATCCAATTCTGTTTCATAATTTAACCAAGGAGCAATATTAATTTTGATTGCATTATTTGTACTAACAATACCTTGCATTAATACTCTTCTCTGATTTTCAAATTCTTTAGAATTACTTAATACATTCATAATAAAAATTTGATTTTGTAACACATCATGTAAACCAGCCATAATGTCTTTTTTGAATTTTGTTTTCTTTTTCATTTTTTACCTTTTACCTTTCTTACAAAAATATTTTAACAGTAATGTTATTTATATAATTAAACAATAGATTAATATATAATATTATATATAACATTATTAAATAATTTATTATTTAATTATGTTTTTATTATACCACAAATAAAAATAAATGTCAATAGTTATTTTTCAACAATCACACCAAGCACCATACTCTTCTATTTAATTTTAGAATCATATTAATTTTAGAATCATAGTGTTAATTTTCTTCCTAATAATCAGAAAAGCCATATTCATCTTCTGAAGCATTTATATGAAAACACTTGACATATGAAGTGCCACAAGCATCGGGGACGATAAGAACTACTATTTTTTAATGCCTCTCCACCAAGAATTACATTATGAACAGCATTTGCATATGGTTCATCTGTGTTACATACATAATAAGTATTGCTTGGATGTTTGTTATCTTCCATTCTACCATCACTTATTTTTTCAATCATACCTACTAACTTTTTAATTTCATCATTTGATAAATATTTTTGTGCGTCTTCTCTTTTGATTATGATATACATATTTTTATTATTCATTTAAACTCTCCTTTTAATTCTTGATACATATTCACATCTCCAATCAGTTTATAAGAAATAAAAATCATTCATAATATCCAACAAGATAAATTTCTTTAGTTTTATTAAGCTCCCATCTCATCAATTAAAAAGTTTGACATAATTTAAAAACCTCCATTTTTGTTTTATTTTTATCTTTTCTATTTTCTAAATACCATCTTGCAATTTGTTCACAACTATAAATTGTTTGTGAAGCAAGTTCTGCAACAAATTGTTGTTCCTCTTCTGTTAGAGTAAAGAATGTTTCATAACATTTTAAATTTAATAATGTTAAATAATTAATAACATGGTTCATTATTGATTTATACTCCTTCTATCCATTTATTAAATCCTCCATTTGAAATATTGTTTTAAGAGCTTCTTCCGCTTCATTTTGTAAATTTATTAAATTATTTCTTTCGTTATTTGAATTAAGTTCTATATTGTATTTTTGTAACATATATTCAATATATTTTATTCGTTCTTCATAAACTTCTATTTGCTTTTCAAGAGTTTCTTTTGTGGAACTTGAGTACTCATTTAACAGTTCAATCTTTTTATCTGATAAATTTTTACCGCAGATTGAATCAATATAATTGTTAATTCCTTTTTGCAATTCTTCAATATCATTTTGAATTTTTAAATATGGATTTTCCATTACTTTTACCTCCTAAAAGTGTTTGTTTTTGTTGTTTATGAATGGATTATAACGGATTTTTAATAATTTGTCAACAGGGTGTAAAACATGATGTGATTATGACGTCGTATTTTGACCATACAGACGGTTTGGGATCGTTATGGGATAATGTGTCAATGGGAATGTTAAACTCGAAAATAGAGGCATCAGACGATGCCTCAGAGGTATGTTAACGTTTATGTGTTTTGTATACTTTACGTTGTCGATTGTTACGGTTATAATAACGTTCTTTTTGTAAGTTATGAATTGTAGAACCTATAATGTTTTCATTTGTTATTTGCTCCATTTGTTTATCACGTTCTTTCTTTTCATCCTGATATAATTTACAGGAAGCATGACAACCAACGGTTCTGTCTTTGCAATGGTAACAAACATGGTATGAAGATTTAGCCATTCTGTTCCTCCTTTTTCCATATTTTTATTTTATTAGATATAAAACCAGGCTCAGGATATTTTTGGTATTTTTCAGCAATGTAGTCTAGAACGTCATGTATTGATTTGCCTTGATTAACAAGATCCATGATTTCAGGTTTTAATTTAACCCAGTCATATATTTTCTTCCCCATTAATGTTCCTCCTTTATTTTTGGGTTAGGAGTAAATCCATACAAACAAATGCCAATAGAATCTGCTGTATTATCATTGTAAGAGTATCGTTCATTGTTTTTGGTTATTACTCCTTTTTGTTTCCTGTTGCTTGTTATTGGATATTTAATATAGTGTTCATACCCATGATTTATACACCAAAGAATTGTTGGCCATTTATGTGGATCTATTCCATAAGGATTGTTTTGTGTTTTTGATGTTCCTATTACAGTTGATTTCCAAGCACGTGTATCAACAGAATAAACAGGAAAATTATAATACATTGCTACATCGCATATAAGAGCATTTAAGGCACCTATTGACTTTATGTAATCAATGTTAAGGAAGCCTTGTGATTGGAGCCTTATTCGCTCGATTAGGACTGTTACAGAGGCATCGTACTTACTTGCTTTATCATAAGCAAATCCATACATCATTTTTAATTGATCCCTCAAACGTTCCCGTCTTAATGAATTATTTTTTAAAGAATGAAGTTCAATATCCTTTGCAGTTTTTATTTCACCATTCAAACCTATTGCAATACCAGTATCTTGATAGGATTGATCTATACCAATAATTATTTTATTCTTCCCCATAAACATTTACCAAAGGTTCTATTGTTTTGATAAACAATAATAACCGTTCATTAAATAAATCATTGTTTGTTACCTGATCTAACCATCCTGATGTAACCCAACCTAATATTTCTTTGTTTGTATAAATAAATCTGTAAATACCATTTGCAATTACTTCACAGATAACAATACTTTTTACAAATCGAAAACAATATTTATTGCTTTCCTGTAACTTTGTTACATCGTGGAATTTGAATCCTCTTTCTCCCATTAAGTCTGTTAATGTTTGATCCTGATACATTGACATTTTTATTATTCTCCTTTTTACATATTTTATTTTCACATTCTAAACAATCTAAATAGATAACTTTGGAATTATATAACGGACAATATTTAGCCACGTTTTAATCTCCTTTTTATATATGCTTTACAAAGCTCTTTTGAAGTAAAAAACAATGGATTCCCTGATAGTTCATTTTCAGGATTAATCATTGATTCATCAAACAAAGCAAATTTCTGATAATTAACAGGATAATTTGTTTTATTTAAAATCAATTCAAAATTTACAACATTATAAGAAATTTTATCTTTAAAGATATTTATTTTATTAATTGTTCCTTTTAAAATATATACATCCCATTTTATTTTTATTCCTCTTGGAATATAATAAATTGTATCACCTATATTATACTTCGATTTGTGTAGGTACATTAGCTTTTACTTCCCTCATTAAAGCCCTATAACAGGACCAACATAAATCAATATTTTTATTTATTTCTAATTTACCATCACATTCAACATTGTAACATTTAATTCTAACAACCCGTTTATCTCTTGATAATAAAAAATCCCTTCCAATATTACTATTGCAAATATCACAACGTATTTCCTTATGCCTTTTAATAATCATTTTACTTTTCCTTTCATATTTTTAAATTCCCCATATTCTCTTGGAGTTATATTTTTTATTTTACTTTCCACAAACCTAGCATAATAATTTCTTCCACAGTTTTTATTTTTGTATTTTGTATATTGCGTTGAAATATCTTTACTAATTTCCACCACCATCCCTTTGCTTCCTTAACATTTCTTTGTAACATTCTGAATTAAATCTTACAATAGTATTTCTTTTTGTTATCACATTTTCAATTTTTCCATTTTTATGTTCATAAATATCATTGCCACATATAGCACATTCCCCGAGATTTATAACTGATGTTCTTTTACTCCTCATATCTCCTACACTTTCTTTGTGATGCTTGCCTATAATTACTATGCCTTGCAACATATACATTTCCTTTTCCATCTCTATTGTTAAATAGATTCATAGGAGCACAATCACAATATCCTCTATATCTTAACACACCATTCAATACAACAAATGCAAAATGTTTACATGATCCACATCTACCTTCATAATTCATTAATGGCTTTGGCATTACAATCTAATCCTTCCCATTCCTTTATTCCAACAAGCATCTTTCATTGGACATTTTTCAGCCATTTTACAATTATAAGATGTGCACTTTTCATTTCTTGCAACCATTTTCTTTTCTTTTAAGAATTTATTATAGTGGAATTTAACAGCTTCACACCTATCAATAAATGGAGCAACAGTTTCTTTTTCAAAATCATAAACAAATATTTTAAAATCCTGACCTCCTTTATCATCACACAAAACAAAACCTTTTGTATAATCTTTCCCGTTCCACGTTCCTTTTCGTTTTGCTTCTTTTATACATTCATTCATATAAAACTCTAACTGACTATGTGCAGTAGGGTGTGAAGTCATTTTTCTAAATTGAATAGGATTTACAGATTTTACTTCTACAATCATAGCCCCATCAAAAAATTCAGGTATACGACAAACAATATCTGGAGTATAACTTATTTTATAATCCTCATCAAACCTAGTTCTATCTAGTGTTTTTGCTTTTGCATATCCAGCCCGTATAAACATTCTCTGCCATTTTTCGTGGATTGCATTTCCTTCCTCAAATATTCTTTTTAATTTAACAGGAATTTGTTCCCCTTGTAATTGTTTAAATAATAAACTTAAAACCTGTTGTCTAACACAAAATTTATTATCCGAAACAATCATTGCAGAAGCATGAAGACCAACTCTTTCCTGAGTTTCCAACCCCCTTGTCATTACCTTTCTTATAAAATCAACTTCCCCTTCAATATCCTTTTCCAAAAAAAACATTTTATTAAGTATTACTTCTAACTTTGCTGATTCTGTTGATTGAACTTTAGAACCATTTCTTATTGAATCATTTTTAATATCATCAATTACCCCCACGTTACAACCTCCTTAATTCCTGCATTCTTTATCATACGTTCACAAATAGGGCATGGTTTTATATCTTTAAATTTACCCCATAAATGAATCCCCTTAAGATTGAAATAAACCTCTTCTGCTACCAAATACATTGTTGCACCAATCATATCTTTCCTTGCTGCTGATAACATAGCATTCTGCTCAGCATGAACTGATGTGCAATCTGAATAATCCCCAGAATTATGTGGTTTATCCTTTCTCGGACATTCCTCGTAACAATCACAACAATTCAACTCACCTCTTGGTGATCCATTATACCCAGTTGCAATTATCTCATCATTCTTTACAATGATACAACCATAACGTCTTCTTAAACATGGGGATCGTTTTGAAACAGCTAATGCAATACCTAAATAATAATCCTTCTTACTCATTCTTCCCATCATCAATAACCTCCCAATTTTCTTCAAAATCAGATATTGAAATATACATACTAACATTGTCCCTAATCAAATCTACCTTATCCTCAAACTTTACATATCCCCATATTTGTTGTGGCTTACACTCTATAAAAATAGCTGAAAAATTAGTTGGTGCAACATTATATATAGAATATCTTTTAATCCTGCATTTTGTTTTCACAACCCTCCGCATACTCATCACCCTTTCTATCCTTAATAGATCTTTGATAATATGAATCAAGCATACCAACTGTAAAATCCCAATCTATAAATTTATACATCCCTTCATCAACAACAACCAAACTTAATCCACATATCTTTATTTTTGTAATATCAATTTCAAAGTCAATTTCAATTTCCTTGTCAATATTTACAACAGAAAATTGTTTTACAATTGTTTCTTTTAATATTTCCCAAATAAAATCCTTAATAATAATTACATTTGGATCACATTCATTTTTTATTCTAAAATCCTCAACCATTTTTTTACTTGATTAATAAAATTATAACACGTCATCTTCACTTTCCTCCTTCTCATCATACCACTATAATTCTAATTGTGCCAATACACAATCGTAAGCAGTTTTTATTTTTAGCATTTGAACAGCAAACCAATCAACATATGCTTCATCATGCCCTCTTCCTGGGTGCATAAATTCCTCATGTAAACCAGATTCAAATAAGAATGCATGAATCAACTCATGCCTTAAAACTTTTCTCATATACTCTTCCCAATTTCCAAGAGAATCATTTTCATCATTTGTTTTAACAACAATTAAGTTCATAGTCTTATCACAATATCCGTCTGCATTTACTAAATACTCATCTTCTTTTTTACTTCTTAGCTTAACATCCCAGGAACTTCCTAAAATAATAACTTTAGCACTAATCTTCATATTCATCCTCCATAAATTCTTTTGGAACCCGTTTACCAAACTCTTCAGCACGCTTCCTCATTATCTCCTTACGGATTGAATCAACATCCTCAAAAGAAACAAAACCACGATCAAAGAAGCATGGAATTTCACATTCCCCTAATGGGTTACATACCTTTGATTTTACCACCTTACATTTCATAATAAAACCAATCACTTCGTCTTTTGCAGAATTAGCTGGGTTCTTGTTTGGAATTTTAATCCAATCCCTTCTTGCAACCTGTATTCTTAATGAACAAGCGTGTTTTAATTTTCTACCACCAGGAGTATCAGTTTTATCCCCGAATAACATTGCTTGCATTTTATCACGTACCTGATTAACAAAGATAATCGTTGTTCCTGTTACTTCAATTATTTCCTCAATAGGTGGTAAGTACTTATTCATTAACCTAGCAACACCACCAATTCTTTGTTCCTCAATAGAATCCTTATCAGCAGATTTCATAACCTTTTCAACATCTTCCTTTGGGACCATTGATGGGACAGAATCAATACCAATTAAAGGTGTTCCTAGTTTTGCAAACTTGATTGTTTTATTAAAAGCATCTTCCCCATATTTTGCACGATATACCAACATCTGTTTCGGTCTATTTCCAAATATCTTAGCACGTTCGGAATCAAACGTCCCTTCAATTGGAATATCTAAACAAATATCCTGCAATCCACATAAATGATAAAGCAACGTTGTTTTCCCAGACCCTTCTGATCCAAATATTTCAACAACCCTTCCTTCTGGAATACCACCCCCAATAATTTTATCAAGATCTTCTATTCCTGTTGAAAATCTATTTATTTTTAAATTAGAATGTTTTGAACCTATTGTATAAATAGATCCCTCCCCTTCCTTTTTATTTATTTCATTACATAATTTGATAATTCCTTCCTTATTTGTTTTTGGCATTAAACACACACCTCTTCCATTATATTTTTATAACTTCTTGAAACTCTTCCATCTTCAATATCATAAGTAATACCAAGATATTTGTTTTCAAAAATCAACATAAATAAACCTGCTTCATTTAACAATTCATTTCGGTTCATATCAATTATATCTTTCATATACATCAAAGCTTTACCTCCCACTCAAAGCCTTGTTTTTTTACTTTTTCAACAATCCACTTCCATTCATTAGGATCAATACCCCCACAATCAAATTTCTCTTGAAGATTATAAAAACACTGAAGCAGGTAACGATCATTCATCCAGGATTGATATAATTCTACAATACTGATTGAGGATCCTACCTGCCTCTCTTCATCACTAACATATTCCAAAATCTTATTCCTTGATTCGTCTGTTGGCTCAAATCCTCTGTTAAACATTTCATTACAAACTAAACAGCAATAATTATAGAAGTGAGATTTATTATACCACATTACTTTATTAACAAGTAAATGGTTTGGGGTACCATTCTTTTTAATGCTACCAACTATTGCACATAACTCTCTCCACTGTGCAATCAACTGTTTATCTGGTAAAACATCAATTAAACTTTTATGCCACATCCTCATACTTCCTGAGCCTCCTTGTATAATTCCTTGATCTTTGCATCAAGTCTTTTTGCTTTTTGCATACGTCTTGTCAATTCATTCTGAATAACCTCAGTAGGAAAGTATTTAATTGCAAATACAAGCTCTTCCTTTTCCATTGCAGAAATCCTTGTTTTAATTTCACTTTCCTCAAATTTTGACATATTTCTTTTTGCCCGTTCAACCATCAAATATTCCTCCATTTCAGGATGGTCTTTTACTTCAATCATTTTTAATACCTCCTCGGTTTTTTTATTTATTTACATTATACCACATTTATTTCTTTTTGTAAACAATTATTTTTCTAAAGTTTCATCAATTATTTTATTAACCTTAACATTTCTATAATTAGCTAATATTTCTTTGAAGTAATCATTACCTTCAAGTTTACTAACTTTCTTATTAATACCCATTAATTTATTCTTAATAATATAAAGGGTCAATCCTTGATCTTTATTAACATAAGTATAAAACAAAGCTTTTGCTTCCCCACGTTCTAAAGTTTGGTAATGAACACTCCAAAGTTTTATCAGCTTTAACATGGTACCTCCTACTTAATAGTTCTACTAAGCAATGCACTGTTATATTTTGTTACACGACTTATATAAGTCTTTTTATTAAATTCACCAGCACCTTGTTCCTTTATTATTTTAAGTACACGCAAATTAACAACTCTTGATTTACAACGGTCATAGAAGTTATCATATGAAGTAAATATTCCATGTCGTTTTCTTTCAGCCACAATTTCAACTGCAGCTTTTTCGCCTACACCTTTTAGTTCTGAAATACCACGTTGTAAACAATATTCACCATCAACTTTTCTAATCTTTGTTTTAACATCAGAATAATTGATATGTGGCAAGAAAATAACACAACCATCTTTGGAAGCATAACTGCAATACTTATCATACATATCTTCGTTTGGTGCATACTTAATTTTGCCAAACCAAAATTGAATTGGATAATAAACCTTATAAAACATTTCTTCAACAGCTACAAGGGAATATCCACAAGCATGGCCTTTGTTAAATGAATAAACCAACATAACCTCAAACATTTCTTCTGCTTGCTTTTTAGTCAATCCATTTTTCATTGCACCACTTACAAACTTATCATGCAGTTCTTTTTTATTCTTTTCAAATTCAGCAACGGCATCAGCAGATTGTGACTGTCCCCCAATCATTTTCATTACTTTATCTGCATCACCCCATGTCATACCACCTATATAAACACATATTTGCTGAATCTGCTCCTGATATATAACAGTTCCATAAGATTCCTTTGTATACTTATAATATAAACTTTTTCTTGATTCTTCAATATCCTTTTTATTTTTTGCATATGCTTGTGGCATTTTCAAACTTAAAGGGCCAGGCCTATTCATAGCATTTGCTGCAACTATATCATCAAAACAATCCGTTCCAATATTAACAAGAATATCCCTTGCAGCTTTTTTATCAAACTGGAAAATACCATTTGTATTTCCTAAACCAAATTGTTCAATTACCTTTTTATCTTTTGCAACTTCATCATAAACAACTCTAATTCCAGTTGATTCTCTTAACTCCCCAATTTCCTCCATTGTTCCAAGGCCTAACATATCAAACTTAATAACATGAATATTTTCCATATCGTTCAGATCATAGTTTGTATATATATCCCCATTCTTATCAATTCTTAATGAAGTATAATCAAGAATATCTCCTCCTGTAACAGCAACACCAGCTGCATGAGTTCCAATAAACCTCATTTTAAAATACAATTTAGAAAAATGTTTAATTATGTTATCATACTGTTTATTATACATAATAGTTTCACTATCAGATAACAAACCTGCTTTATCTAAGTTTGCATTTTCATCAATGTATCTATTACACAATGATTTAATTTTTGCAATCTCTGCTTTATTTTGTTTAACCTCTTCCTCATCTACTTCCTTATCAGTTGGCAAACCACAAACCTTTGCAAGATCATTAATTAAGTTATCAACTTTATACAAACCATATGAAGCAATACGTGCAGTCTTTCCTTTGTATTTATTAATAACATATTCAATCACTTCATGTCTTCTTGATGTTTCAAAGTCCATATCAATATCAGGAAGTTTCTTTTTATCTTCACGTAAGAATCTTCTAAAATCCAAACCGAACAACAAACTATCAACTTCTGTGATACCTAATGCATAAGCAATCAAACAGTTACAACATGATCCTCTTCCTGGTCCTACATTAATGCCATTTGATTTTGCCCAATTAACATAATCTGCAACAATAAGGAAGTAATCATGGAATCCTAACGTGTTAATTACATGGTACTCATCCTTAACACGCTGAATATAATTTAATCCAGTTTCAGGATGTTTCTTAGTCCATTTACCTTTACTTTCCAATCCTTCTTTAATTTTCTTTTTGATTAAGGCATCCGAATCAGAACTAAACTTTGGAAGTAATTCTTCCAGATCTTTAAAAATATCATCATCAACCTTTTCTTCAATTTCATCAAGATTTGAAATCATTTTCAAAGCAATCTTTCTTGTTTCATTTCCAAAATCATTTTTATGCATCTTGACAAATCTACTAATAAACTCTTCCTCTGTTGGCATATAACGTTCTTTATATGTATCTTCAATATGTTCAAGATCATGCCCTGCTATTTCATGCATTTTCAGATAAGTATCAAAATCATCCTTAGCACCTCTATGACTATCAGATGTCATAATACACTTAACATTCATTTTCTTTGCAAGTTTAATTGCTTTAACATTAACACTTTCTTGCAAACCTTTTTCAGAAATTTTATATGGTTGTATTTCAATATAAAAATCATCACCAAAAATACTAACCATTTTTTTAACAAACTTTTCAGCAAGTTTTATTTTATCATCCTTTAAGCATTGTGCTAAATATCCTGCAATACAAGCAGAAGTACAAATAACTCCTTCATGGTATTTTTCTAACAATTCAAAAGTCCATATCGGATTGTAATACTTTTGTTTTTCACCTTCATACTGAATTATATTTATATTTCTATAACCCTTATGATTTTTAGCAAACAAACATAAATGGTAACCTCTATTTTGTTCTTTGTATGTAGGCAGGAAATAACCTTCAACTCCTAATACAGGTTTAATACCCACATCCTTACAAGCTAAATAATGTTGAACTAAACCATTTGTATTTCCATGGTTTGAAATACCTAATGCAGTATGACCTAATTCCTTTGCTAACTTTGCTAACTCCGTTGCCTTCCCAAATCCATCAAATGTAGAATACTCATCATGGCGGTGCAAATCAAGCATTTATTTGTCCTCCTTTTAATACTAAGGAAGGATGGTATTAAACCATCCTATCCTATTCGTTTTATTTAATTATAACATACTTAAAACACATTTGCAACATCTTTTTTATAAACGTGCAAGGAAAACATTGTATGGGTGAAATTACCTACTTCCATTTCACATTTTTCAGCAACATATTCCAACAGTTTAATTCCTAAGTACACATCATTAACAAAATGTGTATTGAAATCACAGCTACGCATAACATAATGAATGTTAAGTTTACCATCCCGGAATTGGAAGTTATAACCTAATGAACAAGGAACACGGGAAACACCACCTAGCTTATCAACATCCTCATTAAGATCCCAGATACTCAACCATAACTGTCTTGAATCATGGTCCTGCTTTAATCTTTCAATAATCTTTGTAAGCTGTTCATTACGCCAGATTCTTTCATTGTAAGTATAAGCCATCTTTCCATCATGCATATACTCGGTCCAGACATCTTTTCTTAACTTCCATGCTTCCCCAGGATTAATAAATTCGGGTTTATCAAGGCAACCTGTAAATTCTTTTGATGCAAACGGATTGCAAATTCTTTCCATAAATTCTGCATCAGCCCAAGGTTGAATTACCCCAGTAACATCTTTGGATTTTGCATTAAGAATTGTATAACAATAATTCTGCAACTCCATTGTTTCATAATCAGGGTTTCCTTCTACAACCTTATCCTGCATTGTTTTAGGTTTTACAAGGATTCCCATTTCAGCAAGATCCCTTTTTATTTCCTCGTAAGCTTCTTCCCAGTTAATATAAATTCTCATTTTATTTTTTCTCCTTTTTCATTTTACTTTCAAAATGTTCCTTTATTGACAAATCCTTGCAAAGCAATTGTGGATATTCATCCATGCCCAATGCCATTCTCTGCATTTTAGCCATTGATTGATATGTTGTAATTCTTGCCCCTTTAATAAAATTATGGTCATGTTGATTAACCAAATTTTTAATCCAAGAATGTGTTTTATCAAGAGTACTCATATCAATCCCAAAATAATCAAAATAACCATTAATCACCATTGCTGAAATATAAGATTGAGCCATGTAAAAAGTAACTCTTTCAATTTTACAACATTCAGGCAATTCCCTTATAAAACTATTTATCAAACAAAGATCAGCAGCCATTCTTCTTTGGGTTTCTGTTGTTCTGTAAATAACATTGCACTTATCCCAATCCTTATTTCTATCTTTTCTTGATAAAACAATTGCCAATAAACAAGAACCATTATTAACTTTCTTTTGATTAAAATAAAATGTCAAACTTAATCCAGATGCTGTTTTCAATCTTTCATGGAATTTAAGAAGTTCTTCATAATTTATATAAGTTCTCAACAAATGTCCCCACTTATTTTTCTTATATCCAAACTTTCCTAAATCCAAATTGCAATCCCAGTTTTTACAAGCAATAAAAACATTATCCATGTAACCTAATATACCATTAGAGTAATCTAACATTTCCCAAGGATTAGTTACTATCTCCTGATTAAGTTTTAAAAACATTTCATCAAAATCTTTATACTTCCTTACCTTCAATACCCTGACCTCTGTCTAAACTTATTTACCTGGGACTTCTTTAAGTAAACCATTGCGATTTCAGTTGCGTTCATTTGTGTACTTAAAAGCTGAATATAATCATTCCAAACAAAACAAAGTTTATTATGGAAATGTTCCTTATCGGTAATCATGTTTGTCTGCTTCCATGGTTTATTCTTCAAGCAGTTACACATCATACCCAAATCCATTACCAAGTTTGCAACATACTTGTTAATACCATCATTGTCCATAACATCCTCAACATTCATAACCATGTAATCAAGCATATCCATCTGCTTCGGTTCTTCCCAACAAATATCTTTCGGTTCATATCCTGCAAGAATTGTTAATTCAGTAAGAAAATGTAAACCATCAATCAATTCTTCACAAAAATGTTCCCTGTCCCCATTTTCTCTTGCATCAAGTGCTTCCCCAACTTCTTCCATTACTCTCCATGAGAAATCCTTAATTCTTGCCTGGCCCCTTTTATCATCAAGATTAACAGGACAATCTTCTGTTTGTAGTAAACCACTTTTCTTCTCAATATCATGGTACTTAAACATTAAACTTTTTTGTCTTTCAAATATTGCTTCTAACTTGTCACCTTCAATTTTTTCTTCAACCGCATGAGTAATATTCATTCTGTTATACCCCCAATTTAACTTTTAAATCACTAATAAAAAAACTTCCAATAGGATCAGTTATATAATTATGCTCAATTACATTATGATAATAATCCTGCAAAAGAACTGCAATTTCATTATACTTATTAATTAACTCCAGTGCATGATCTTTTACACCTACAAGTTGTTCCCGTTCCCCCCAATTTAATGTGTTAAATAAACCAGGATTACAGAAAATAAAAACATCAACTTTGCTAAGCAAATCCATTTCCTGCTCACGCCACGTTTGGAAATTATCATGGCCTCTTAAAACAACACCACTTGTACTCTCCTCAATTATCGGGAAACGATCAAATACCTTTATACCGTCAGAGTTTAAATTTTCAAACATGAAATCTAACTGTTCATTCTTTGTTCTATTAGGTCCTAAACTTTTTACATATTGACCTCCTAATTTAAAAGCAATCTTTTGTGCAAGTGTAGTCTTTCCTGTATTATCACAACCAAACACTACAATGTTTTTCTTCATTTCTTCAACCTCCAATAAAATTCAAATGGGAAGAACTATGTCTTCCCAATTTGTCTACTCATCCCAATCATCGTCTGAATCTTCATCATCCTCTTCCCAATCATCATGGGCCTTATCATTCTCTTTAAGAAGATTGATGTAGTACTTTTCAGGCTTCTTCGGAAGAGCTTCAATATCCCGTTTCTTACAAAGATTGAATAACTCTTTTGCACTCATATCAGAGTAATCTTCCTCATCAGAACTATTATCCTCATCCCAATCATCACTTGATTCATTTTCCTCATCATACTCTTCCAATAAATCAATATAATACTTGGGTTTCATTTTTGGCTCAGCTTCAATGCCACGATCCTCACAAAGATTATATAACTCCTTTGCTGACATTTCATAATAATCCTGCTCTTCAGGTTCCTCTTTTCTCTTCTTTGACTTCTTATGCTTTTCATCATCATCGTCATTCCTAGACTTTGACAATTCATCAGGGTATGCTTTATCCAGAATGTCTAAAAACTTCTGTTTCGATAATGGCTTTGCCTTTTCATTCCTAAATTTGCTCTTATCCATAGGTACAACAGAGTAGGTTTTATTCTGCTGCTTTCCCTGAACACTGATAACATAATCACGATCAAGTAATGTATGGTATGTATCATACATTGCAGCAACAGCACCTAATGGGGAGCAGTTATTCATAGGGAACATAAAGATCTTAACTTCTTTTGCTTCGTAATCCCAAACAGACCAAGCATACTGGGATCGGGTTCTTAAATCATCCTCTTCACAATAAGGACATTCTCTTCTAAAAATTTCCTGACACGGAACATTTATTCCCAATTCAAAACTGTCATGGAAAACAACCTCAATGCCATCTTCCATATCACTTAAGAAATGAATACGTTTCTTCTCCCCCTCTTTAAAGAAAATAAACTTTCCTTTATTCTGCCCCGACTTCTGGGCATCTGCCTTAATCTTATCTAATAATCCCATTTTCATTTCCTTTCCAATGCAACTACCAGGCTACGGATTAATTGTCTTTGACCCTCATACCATTTGATCTCTTTTCCTGATTCGCTACCGCCTTTACAAATGTAACGTCTAGGATCATACTCTTTGATTATGGGTAAGTATTGACTACCGCTTTCGCCTATCTTGTGCGTATTTACTTATTGTTTTGTCATACATCCTATTAAAAAGATCTTCTGACATTTCCCCGGGATCCTTTATACCTTTTAAGTAACAGAATCTGGTAACATTCCTAAAAATACTTTTTAAATACTCCGTTCCTTTTCTTCCACATTCATCATTATCCAAAGCACTTATGATGTATTTAACACCAGCTTTCTTTAACTTTGATTCCTGCTCCTTTGACATTTTCCAACCTAGAATTGCCACAACATTAGGAACTCCATATTGGATAAATTTAAGTCTATCCATATATCCTTCAACAACAAACACAAATTCCCAGCCTTCATAATTTCCAACCAATGTATTTCTTCGCATAAATCCTTCATTGTATAAGTATTTACGTTTCTTCTCAACCTCTGGAAGTGTTGTTCTACAAACCCAACCTTTAAAAGTATCATTGTCATACATTGGAAAAATTATTTGATACTGCCTATTATATGTTATCTTTGCTCCAACTTCATTTAAAGTTCTAGGTATAAACCCCCGTTTCCTCATATACTTCTTTGATTCAACAACATCAGCGGATTTATCTTTAACCCAGTCAACTTTTGATAATCCATAATAGTAATCATGTGCAATATTATAAAGCTCTTGGCTTTCCTTTTTTGTTTTTCTTCTACGTTTAGAAAAATCTATCTTACTTACCTTGTCGGATTTTAAAATTTTTAAAAACTTCAACATTACTTGTAATGTATTAAGTTTCTTATTCATCAATTCAACAAATCGAAAAGCATCCCCAGAAGCATTGCAACCAAAACAGAAGAATGTACCTTTCTCTAAGTCAACCATCATACTTGGATTAACGTCACCATGAAAAGGACAAACTATTTTGTATTCACTAGAGGAAACGTCAGGAACATAACCATAATAATATAAAACCTTGGCTAATTCTTTTCCACCACATTCATATACAAATGGCTTCCCTTCCTTTATTTCCTGCATAACTTATTCCTCAGCTTCCAAATTTTCTGATTCTGTTATACGAATATAACCAACACTTTCAGTTACAGTATAACATCCTTTTAAATCCTTTGAAGTTATTTCACCCAACTCAGAAAGTTCATTGATCTTCTTTTGATCTACAACCTCATTAATGGATAAATACTTTACAAACTTCTTTGGATCAACACCACATGATTTCAAATACTTTTTCAAGCCTTCAAAATCTTCAATGGTATAAGTCTTAATAATAATTTGTTTTAATATATCTCTATCAAGTCTTTCTTTTAACAGTTCAATGTCAAAGTCAACTTTTCTCTGCTTAACATTTGCAACTTTAACAACATTACCATCCAGATTACTGAATCGAAAGTTTGTAAACCCATTTATATACATATAATTTCTTATCTTAGTTTGCAATTTTTCTTTCTTTTCTTTAAACTGTTTTTCATATTCTTTAAAGTCATTTTGCAATTTGTTTAACTCAGAAACATAAACTCTAACCTTTTCATCCTGTTGCTTACTTGTTTTCGGTTTCTTTAACTCCATTTGTCTTGTAACCCTTCAACAGATTATATACCCCACGTGGCCATCTGTTTCCTTTCTTAATCCAAATCACGTTATCATAAGGCACAATAAATTCTCTTTCAAATTCGGTTACAAGCTTAACAACCTTTTTCTTCGAGGAACGATTTACAAGAGCTGCTGTTCTAGGCTTTCCCTTTTCATCGTAAAATGCAATTAATGTTCCAACCTCAGCCTTTTCAATCAAATCAGATCTATCCTTCATAATCCAAGGTTCAGGTTCTTCAACATTTTCTTCAACACCAACAGGATCCTCAACCTTTTCGGTTTTGTCCTCTTCCTGCTTAACAACAATGGCATCATCACCTGTATAGCTTTCATCAACAAATTCAACATTAGCTAACAGATTGTCGATCATTTCTTCCTTTGTTAATTCAGACTTTCCCTTGTAACGAGGTAAGCCAGCTTCCTTGCACATATTGGCAATATCCTTTTTTGGTAAACCTAAAAGTTCAATTTTTGTCATATCATATGACCTCCTTTTGATTTTGTGCCTTATTGGCTATACCAGAACAACTCTGGAAGCTGGGATAATTGGAATCGAACCAACAATACAGGAATCAAAATCCTGTGCCTTACCTTTTGGCGATACCCCAATATTTATAAAAACAATACAGATTATATGAGTACTTACAATTTGCACGGATTGTAAATAAAACATATAATCTGTATTTCATTCACAAACACTTGCTGATGTAACATTTCTGTTAATTCCTTTTATTTAAAAATTTTTAAGTCATATATTTTATACTTCATGTTGTTTTATGTTTCATTACAATCTTGTTTTGCATTACATTTTTATATCAGAATAAGTTATTTGTTTATTGTAGTTACATTATAACATACGAAATTTCATATGTCAATAGGCAATTTTAAAAAAGTTTTCAAACATAACAACGTATTTGCCTCATACAGGCAGTTTCATGTTTTTATGGGTTAATTGTATCATATTAATAAAACAATGTCAATATGGGGATTATAGAGGCATTCTACTGGCATAATAATTATATAGGATATAATCACAATGATACAATATATCCCTAGCATAATTTTCAACAAAGCTACATATAAATTCCTCCTGATCTAATGGAATATAATAATTATATGAAAACATATAAGCATGGGTTAATTCATGGATTAATACTTTAGAACGCATATAATCATCAAGATTAGAATAAATGAATATACACATAAGATTAATATCAGTAACACCTAAAGTAATAACACCATCAGAACGTTTTAAATTATTAAGATCAGAAGTATATACCACATCCCAATTATATCCATTTATATTTATTTTCATATTTAAAAATAGGGAGCATATTTCAGCTCCCTTCCTTTCTTAAACATTAAGTAATTTTGTGATACCTGTTTTCCAATTCTGTTTTTCTTCTGGGGACATTCCATGAACAATATCTTTACTCATATCAACAAGTGAAGAAATATATTCATCAAGTTTATCCATCCTCATTCTCTTGCTTGCTTCATCCATTCCCGGATGCATCTGTTTCTCCTTCATATACTCATCATGACTGTAGCCATATTTTGATGTTTTCTGACCAGAATACATTCTTCCATAATCATCCATATCAAAATCACGATTCATAGCCATGTGTTTATACGGAGGTTCATCCCTCATAGGTTCCCAACCCATTCTACGGCCTTTACCTTTTGGAGCAAACCTTCCATTCTCATAACGATAACGGTCATAGAATTTACGGTAATCATCCTCCCCATATTCTTCTTTAAGTAAAGCAATTAAATATTTTTCCTCAAACTCCTCTTCTTCCTCTTCACATTCCATTGCTTTACTAATTCTTGCATGGTACTCAGCCTGACATAAATCTTTAATCATATCTATGACTTCTCCCATTTCTTGTGTATCAACACATTCTGCACCCTTGCTTAACTCTTCATCTGCAATCTTTGTCAAACATTCAACCATTTCGTGGATTCTTTTAATATGCATAATTACTTACCTCCTTTTACAGATTGTACTTCAACATCATTAGAAGTTGCTACAACAGGGGCTGTTCCGTTTATAGAAGCAAGATTATTATTAGGGGAGCAACAAGGATCTCCTAACATTTTAAACAAACCTCCTGTTGAAGTTGTTTCAACACAAGTACTATATCTGGTCCTTGTTCTAATTCCACAAGCAGTTACTTGTCTACAATTTCTTTTAACAAGTGGATATAATTGTGTGCCAGAACCAATTGTAACATATACAGGGGCATTTATTGTAGTTGCATCTGGAATTGACTGAGTAATAACAATACAAACCTTCCTATTATTTGAATAACTTCCAGCTGGCAAATTTATAACTAAATTTCCACCTGTAAAAGTTACACCTTGTGATATAACAAAATTATCACATAACTTACAAACATTTTTACAAGCCATAAATTTATCCTCCTAATAAAAAGACGAAGCAGATTCAATAATAAACCCACTTCGTCTTTAATTAAATCAACCTAATTGGTGAGTTTACTTACAATGTCATTTAATAAATTTATTATCTTGTTTTGATTATCTAATATTTTATCAAGATATTCTTGATCTTGTTTCTGAAGTTCATTTAATAAATCATCATTAGATGTTTGTTTTAAATTTTGTTCATAACTTTCAACCTGTAATATCATAGATAAAACATTTAACAAATCTAACCAAGATAACTGCTTACTATTATCAGACATTAATTACATCCACTGCAACAATTACCATAAGCATAAGCGTTCGGGTTAGGAACAACATAAGCAGGAATTGCAGAAGGGTTAACAGAATTAATTATCTGCTGTGTCTGAGCTGTCATTGCAGTTGTAAGCAATGCACTCTGACGATCCTGGGAAGCAGCAAGTCTTAAAGAGTTATTTTCTGCCTGTAAGGAAGAAATCTTCTCCTGGCACAGATAATCAAGAATAGCACGTGTACCTGCATTCTGACTATCAATAATATCCCTTGTATTACTATTCATAGTATTCTGTAAAGCACAAGTATCCTGTGCCATATCATATCTTACCTGGGCAATAGCTTCCCTGTTCTGGCAGCAACAATCAGCCAGCTGTGCCTGTAAAGCATTCTGTCCCTGCATTAAAGCAACATTTGTTGTATTGAATCCCTGCTGTGTCTGGTAACCTAAGTTACAGATAGCATTATCAACTCCATGGAAGCCATTCATAAGACTTGTATTAACAGCATAAAAGCCATCACACAATCCATTGTTAATACCATCTAATTTAGAAAGAACTGTGGAGTTATCAAAACCTCTCTGGATATCTGCCTGAGTAGCAGCAGTAGCAACATAGCCACCTCCATTCCCATTTCCATAACCACCAAATCCATTTCCAAATCCACCCCAACCAAAAATCAGAGCGAAGATAATAATGGCCCACCAACCATCACCGCCAAACATTCCATCATTGTTACGGTTATTACCAGTAACAGCAGCAATGTCGGCTAAACTTGGACTGTTAGCAAACATAATTCTTTTCCTCCTTATTATTTATTATAAAACCAAGTGTGCACTCCATGGTTCTATTTCTTAAAAACCAAATGAACTTAAAATCTTTTGTTTAACTTCCTCTGCTGTAACACCTTTCTGTTGGCAAAGATTTTCAGCCATTTGCTGCAATCCTCTACTATCACCTTTCCTTAAAAGGCTAACAGCATTTTGAGCAACCTCATTACTATTAATTCTAGGATCACTTAACATTTTATTCAAAATTACATTAATTGGATTTAGCATCATTATTAACTTCCTCCTTTTTATTATTCTTAACAACAGGTTTATTATTTGAAGAAAACATCTTACTTATATTATCAATCTTTTCCTCCAACATATTAAACCGATTCATTAACTCATCATTTAAAGAATTTTCTTTTTGTTCTACAACTCCCTGTTTATTTTCAACAGGTAAATATGTTACAACCCTTGTTGTACAATCTGGCAACCATCTCTTTGCATAAATAGCAGAACCATCAGGTTTAATAAAATAATAAGGATTACCATCTACTGGAACATCAGCAACATTAACAGATTCAATTCCTTCAACCACTTTTAAAAAGTTATTTTGTGGAGCAACCTGTTGTACATATGGTTGCTGATATTGATTCTGTTGCATTTGAAAATTATTTCTCATTTGTTCATAAGGATTTACTTGTTGTGCATAAGCATATGGATTATAAGGTGGATAACCTGCCATATCTATTCCTCCTATTCTATTTCTTGATTTTTAATTTGTTCTAATAAATCAACTATAAACTCTCTATTTTCAACTGGAATATTTTCTTCGACTTTATTTATTGACAAGAATGATTTTGTAAGAATAGCTAAGTACTTTATTGGAAGTTCTTTCATTAGATTTATAAAATCATCTGTAACTATAACTTGGTACATAACACCTCCTCCTTTTTATAATTACATTATAAATCATAACATTGGGTACTAGAGTAGAATTAAGATATTTAAAGATAATAAAAAGTATAGAATTAATATAAAATAAAAAGAGCCATTACTACAAGCATTAACTTATAGTAACGACTCAATTTTCTGCAAAGCTCTTTTATAAATTTTCTTAGCACTTGCTAATGAGTAACCCATTGTATCAGCAATATAATCAAGAGTTTTACCATTTACATAATACAATGTTAGCAGTTGCTTTTCTTTATCATTTAACATTGATTCATTCAATATTTCATCAAACGTGGATCTTTTATCAATCTTTTGGATTTTATGCTTTATATCTAAATGATTACCCATTCACATATACCTCCCACATGAAGGGCATCTTTTCTGATTACCTCTTTTATTTGAACTTTTATATTTACTATTACTTTTCTTAGTCCTTGTCCTCGTTCTTGTTGTAACAACTATTGTTTGTTTCGCAGGCATATAAAACACCTCCCTTATTTTTGATTATGAACAGCATTATCGTTATATTGATCGCCCTCAACATTGTTAATAGCTGAATCACTACCAGAAACTTCTTGGGTTATAGTCTTAGTAGTAACCTTATCAGTTACTTCAAATTGGCTTTCATAATAGAAGAATCCAATAATTAAAGATACAAGCAAAACAGTAAAACAACAAACAGTTATAATAAAAACTCTAAATAAACTTTTTGAACTTTCTTTCT